CCAAGTTTGATACTGAGTCTGAAATGTCAAGAGCCACTGTCCAAGAAGTTTGTCTAGATACTGATTACGACTACCGCGCCCGAAAAAGGACACCGCTTGAACGTTTGAAGTTTCGTGCCCAGTGTGAACCCGGTGTTGCCGCAGGCGCCGTTGGCTCAGTCCTTGGTGCTGTTGGACTTGTAGGAGCTATTGGCTTAGGCACCTATTATGGCTATAAACGCTTTAAGAATGCCCAGATCCGCGCTGAATACTACCGCAAAGCTCTTGCCGCGCTTGATAATGGCACGTCACCAGAAGGCCTTGAAGAACTCGTGGACGAGAAGGGTAGCCCTAACGTGCCCCCTTCCCAAATCGCCGCCTTACACAAATGGCGGGTTGATACTCGCACGGCGGCTGAAGGTCTGACAAGCCTTGGAACCCATGGTTTGGTTGAGCAGAACACTTTGAAACAAGTGCATTTAGCTGTTATGACCATAAAAGATCTTGGTACATTGGCTAGTTGGTTCATCAATCTAATACCATCGACTGTTGTTGGCGTCATCTTGGAAAAATATCCTTCTCTCGCCTTGCCTTATTTCTATGAACGCTCAGGCTGGAAGAAGATGAATGCCGCTATTGGCCTTTTGAAGAAACAACTGGAAAAACCAACCGCACAACTAATTCTTGACGCTGAGGTTGTGATTTCTGACGCAAAGAAAGCATTACTCGCTCATGCCAGCGAACCTTGGTGTGTTCATGCCGAAAAAACAATTTCCGAATTTGCTGAGACTATAACTCGAGCCCGTGCTGCTTTTAACTTTGCCGTTGCTGGTGTTACCCCTGTTATTATCTATCTTGCTGGTATTCCTCGAATTGGCAAAACCTTAGTCACTCGCGAAATCGCTAGCTGTCTGTCTGCTGGTAGAACCGGTCAGTATTCTCGTTTCGGCTTTTACGAACGTGGTAATGGACAGTACTTGGAAGGCCTCCGTGATGAACCTGTAATAGTTTATCCAGAACTTTTTGGCACTTCTGAGGAAGAATCACTAGCTCAAGCCTGTGAATTAATGGCCGTAGCCAATGGGGGCTTTCAGCCCAACTCTGCTGCTATCGCAAAGAAAGATGTACCCCGTACCATCATTGCTGTCGTTGGTTCTGCTAATTGTGTTTATCCTACAAATATCCCGCATTTCAAGAATTATGAAGCTCTCCATGAGCGCTTTCACATCACGACTCTTGTGTCCTTGAATGCTGATTTCCATCCTCAATTACCAATGGAAGAACGCAAGGCTAAAATATCAGCCCAGTCAAAACAGGATCAAGCCGTTTTTAGACACCTTACGTTTTCGATTCTGCGCAAACAGAAAGGTGACCTCGCAGTCCCTCGTAGTTTGGCTGATTCTTCGCAGTTCAGGAACCTTTACTGTACTGAACACGAGCAAATCTATAAAGAAATGCTTGAAGATGCTGCTTATAAAGAACAGACTATAGGCTTTCGTCGAAGTTTAGCTGGAACTCCTGCCACACTGCATTTGAATTACGAGGAGTACATCTTCTATTGTATGTACTACACGAAAAGGAAGACTACCCGCTCTGACGAGATCACCCATCTTGTGTCCAACAATACAGCAAAGATGGTCGCGTCGTTCGGCAAAACAGCTGCCGGCGCCATGGCTGATCTTGACACCGTCGTCGCGGCCACTCTTGCTGATAAAGATCAGAAATCTCTTCTGGATTTTGCTTTAAAAGCTGGGATAGTTGTCGCTGCTACCGCGACCGTGTCTACACTGCTTTACGCTTTGTGGCAAAGGCAGAAGGACGAGGTCAAGCCTGAATACGGCGGACGGACACGTGAGTTCCGTACGATCCGCAAACTCGAACAAATGCGTCGTGTCGGGACAAAGCCTGAAAATGAAAGTTATGAAGAAAATCTCCGGACTTTTGCTGACCGAGTTTACCGTCAGACTGTTTCCCTGCATCACGCTGGTACTAACCAGAGTATGTGGGGCATGTTTGTCAACTCGTCTCAAATTTTGACTCTTCGTCATCTGGCGTGTAAGGACGGCTGTGAACTTGAAGGAAACGTTACGATCGATACCTATGAGAAAGATTCTCTAGGTAACAAACGAAGTATGGTTTACAACACATTCTGGTGTTCTAAAAACACAGTTTCCGTCTATGAAGATTCCGACGACCTAGTTCTCCTTTCTCTTGCTATTCCAGCTCCTGGTATGCGTAAAATCACATCACGCTTCTGGAATGATAAGACTGAGAAAGGCCGGAAAAAGCTTTTTGGTGCTACTGTCGCTCGTCAGGGTATTGGCAGCAGTGATGCTGGGCCTCTTTTGATGTTTGCCGAAGATCTCCGCTATTCATCTACCGCTAGACTTGGTGACCTTGGTTTGCCCCTTGTTTTCAAGTATGGCGCCACCAGTGGTCCTGGCGATTGTGGTCTCCCGATTATAACTATCATTGACAAAGTACCTGTCATCATTGGGATGCATGCTGCTAAAAATGGCGGCCAACCCGTCGCCGCTTTCCTTTGTCGTAAAGATATCGAGAGCAAAATGTCTGAAACTCTGACCTGTCTTCGTGCGGATGAGGTTCTCGCCGAATGTCGCCAAATGCCCGGTGTTGAGCTCATCCCCCTTAAGGAGAGTTCTTTGAAATTCTTGCCGAATGGAAATTTCATGCCGCTTTGTAGTGTTGCGAAAGCTGTTGGTTATAATAACCGTACTGCCCTCCGGCGTACTCGGTTTACGGATGCTGACCCAACATACCCACTGCGGGTGAAACCAGCAATCCTCGACCCCGGCTTAATTACGATCAATGAATCACGCTATGGCATTGTGCGCAAGCCCTTCCCACAAGATCAAGTTGATAAAGCGATCTGCGCTATGAAGATTCTCTTTCCTGCTGATGCTAACTTGACTTCTTACTCTTTTGAAGAAGCCATCAATTCTCTTGATCTAGATACTTCAACCGGTTATGGCTACACAAAGAAACGAAGTGAACTTCTGGTTCGTGGTGAGGACGGAATAATTAGAGCCGATCCTGAATTACGTAAGCAGGTCGATGAAATCTTGTGCAATATTGACGCAGGGATGATTCTTCCCGCCTTTGTAACACCCTGTAATAAGGATGAACCTCTTAAATTTGTTAAAGTCGATGAGAAGAAAACCCGAACTTTTCAAATTTGTCAATTAGCTTGGCTTATCATCGGCCGAATGGTTCTCGGACCTGCTATGGACGAAATTACCGCTCATCCTACCGACACGCCTTCCGCTATCGGTATAGATATGGCTTCAACTGATTGGAACACTATTTTTTCACGCATTATGGACTGTCCTAACATCCTTGACATCGATTATCAAGCTTTTGAAGCCACCCACACGATGCAAGACATTCGATCTGTCTCAATCTTGTTTGACCGATACTATACTGATAATGTTGTCCAAAAACAACGTCGTCTGGCCTATATGGTCGCAATGTACAATCGAACCCTCATCATCGGTGACTTGGTCTATCAGAATTCAGCTGGTGAAGCCTCTGGGAGTATGGGAACCACCCACAAAAACTCAATGGTCGCTTGCATGCGTGCTCTTATCGGATTGGCTAATAAATATCCTAAAATGAAGCC